CTGTTCTACAAATCCCTTCCACTCGTCAGCGCGTTGTTCATAAACGCCATCAAAGACTTCGTTGATAATCGGCTCGACTACCGCACGAAAGTCTGTACTGCGCATTGGGGTTGCCATTTGCTAGTTCCTTTCGTTAAATGTTAGACCGAAGCCTTGGGCGCTACAAACGTGTTGTTAGCGATCTGTACTTGAACAATCGTGTAAGTATCACCCCAAGCGTTTGTTTCACCGGGTGGGTATGCTACTTCACGTCCTAGACCAATCACACGCACCTGACCTTGTACTGTGGTAGCTACAGCGGCAGCCGCTAGTGCAGTGGTTGAGAAACCAGCACCGCCGTTACCAATGGAGATACCATCAGCAGTGGTGTAGCCAGTTGCGCCACTAAAGTCATACTGTGCGCCAATAGAACTGGCGTCAGCAGAACCGTTGATCTGAGCTTCGTAAACCATTGCTGGATCTGTCCAGAGCCAGAAAATGATTTGGGTATAAGCATCTAATTGAGTCTTAGAGGCCCACTTAGCTACAGAGCGACGACCTTGTGAATCGGTAAACTCTACGCCGTCAAATACGCCGTACACTGTACCAGCGGAACCGCCAGTTGCAGATGTAGCAGCAATAGTTAATTGGTTTGAGGCATTTAGACCAACAGGCTGATATTGATAGAATGCTTGCCCTGCGCTCAAAGAGTAGGGTGCATTGTATGTGTTATCAGTAGCAGCTTGGAAAGAGTTCGTACCCACGAATGCAGTGGCACGGTCCAAACCGCTTGGATGGTATGCAGGCTTCAGACCAAAGGGTTTAAATGTTGTGGACATTTATGTTTTTCCTTTGTTATTTTGAAGAATGTTATTGGAAGCGAATATTACTATTTGCTTTTGCGGCCTCTTTTTCCATTTCCAAAACTCCACCTTCAAGAATTGATCTACCACCTTTGCCGTCCTGAGCAGTGTTCCGAACAGCAGCAGTAATATTTCGTTGATGTTCGAGGGGATCCTCGAGGTGCATCATACGCATCACTTCTTGATAGATTTCCTCTGGTAACTTAAAGAGAACCATCTCGTTACAACTAACACAGCCTTCAAACTTGCCCGAGCTCATCTTACCAAGTGATTCAAAGCCTTTTCCTAATTCTGCGGCTTTCACTGGCTCATAACCCAACGCCATACGTTTGTCGATACTGTCATAATTATTTGTGGTGGATAACCAGCACAAATGGAATCCAGCGAGAGTACCCTCTGGAATTTCAGGTAAGGCGCTGTTTTGCCACCTGTCACGGAACGCCTCAATACGTTCCCTATTTGAATCTTTTTCGCCTACTGTTGCAATGCGATCTTTTGTTTCTTGAATACGATCTGCTAGGCGCTCATCTATATCTCGTTTAATTCTTGCGTTTGCCATTTTAATTATCCTTGACGGTTTTGTTTATCGAATTCAGCGTATGCTTTAATCATTTTGCTACGACGTGCGGGGTCATCCCACGCACCAGCATCTTTGATTGCTTGTACACGCTCTCTACTAAGGGTGATAGTGTTTGCTGTTTTTCCAGAGGGGTTTGCTGTCCTGCTGGATGCAGTTGGCGTAACACGCCGAACACTATTTGCTCCTTTTGCCGAATATCGATGTGGCAAACGAGCAGATAGTCGATTATCCAACTCGTCCCAATATTCGGGGTCTGCTGGATCCCAACCTTCTGCTGCTAAATCTTGATCGATCACTTTAGCAATACGACTATCTGTGTCTCTTGCTTGTGGATCATACCAAGTATTCTTTTTTAACCAACCCGTTGCATTCTTTTGTACCTCGGTAGAAACCTCATTAGGTACATTTTGCTTTGGCCGTTTGGCTTCTTCAAGTTGTTGCTTTTTGTAAGCTTGAATCTGTGCTAACTTTGTTTTAGCATCTTGAAGTTGTTCTAAATACTCTACTTGTGCATTGGCATCATTTGCTTGTGCTGCTTGCACTAATTTCATTTTGGCGTATTCAACACGAGTTGCCTCGTCTTCAATCGCCTTATCGACTTGAGCAAACTGATAGGAAGCGGTTGTGCTTTCCAATTTTAACAACCGTTCTGCTAATTCAGCATTACGGCGCTCAAGTGCAGTAATCTTGTTTTTTGCAGTGTATTCACGCTGTTTGGCTAGTTCTTTCTTTAGCCTACGCTCTTCACGCCGCGCTTGACGAATACTTTCCCGATCTTCATTTGTTTCGTCGGGTTTGTCTTCGTTATCTACTTCACCGCCTTCAGCATATTGTTCGACGTCATCATCTTCATCTTCGTCGGACACATCTTCAGACTGTTTTGTTTCTTCTGATTTAGGCTCATTATCCTCTTCTTTAAAAGGATCTTGCTCAACCTCAAAAGCAACTTTTGCACTACCATCTTCCAGTTCTTTTACTGGAATATCTTTTTCCGCCATACTTTTCTCCAAAAGTTAATCTACAAAGGCTTTCATTTTCTGCGCATATTCAAAACTTCTAATGCGAGCAATGATCTCACGTGCTTGTATGGTGATAAACACCACGGGAGCACCGCCGTCATCGGGATTTACTACGAATCGATCACCGCCGTACTTGATTGTCCGAACTAAGTCCCCTTCTTTACACCAAGCGCCTTCAATCCAAGGCTCTAAGTTATCGGGACTTTTATATGCTAATGGTCCAATCTGTATTACTTTGGCAACGGTTTCGTTAAACCGCAATGTTTGTCTGGTTTCATCAACCAGAATGATTCCACCTTTGCTAGTGGTTTTTTCTCGTCTTAACTGCACGAGAACTCTGTCACCAGCTACATCAATGCCAGGATCTATTGCTGGGAAACATTCTTCCTCTGAGCGAAGATCTGGTTCGTCTTTTTGATTTACATCGAGTGCCATACGGCATGCCTCCATAAAGCCCTACGGCTTCCATTCGTCGTTTTCTGAATCCTCTCGTAAGAGGCTGTCTAAAATCGCTTGGGCTTGTTGTATGCCCTCACGATTACCCAAAATTCTTTGATAGTCATCAAAGTTATGGATGTTGGAACCAGAGGCTAGTGCCTCGGTTATATCTTTGTCAGCGCTTTTCAAGCGCTCGATTAGTTCGGAAATTAAGTCCTTCATATTACTACTTATGCAAAAAGACTAAAATTTCCGCCCCAATTAATAAAAATTGCCGCCTTTGATATCTTTAAGGTTTTTACCTGGACCGATGGGTTTAGCATTTTTTAGGTTGCCTTGTTTGGCACCAATCTTCCAGTTGTTGTCACGGTGTGAGCCAGATGGGCCAGCATCGAGGCTTTTCTCGCCGGGGCCACCACCACTACTTAACTTACCAGTCTCTTGGTAAGTCTGGCGAAAGCCTTTTAAATTTTGATCAGACATTTGTTGCTCCTGTTGGGGGTTTGGGTTGTATTGCAGCTTGTTGCATTTCTCTTTGTCGTTCTAGTTCTGATTGCACTGCTTGAGCTTGTTGTTGGAATGCTTGTTGTTCAATGGCAATGCCATGTTTTAGAATCTCAGACTCGGCGGTTTGGGTTGCTTGAATGGCAGCTTTATTCTGCTCAAACTCCATCTGGCGTTGCTGTTGATCCATCTGAGCACCCGCACCAATCATTGCCACACGCTCTTTGGCGGCGTTGTTGATGTTTGCCAGAGCAATGTCTTTTGCGTTCTTCTGGCTATCAATCTGGCTTTGGGTGTTGTACTTTGCCATGAGTTCGTCAACTTTTTGTTGTAACTCAACGATCTTGATGTCAAAGTCTTGCTCTTGTTTCTTCAACTCCATCTGAGCCTTCATCTGAGCCTCTTGTGACTTACGCTCTGTCTCAGCCATCTGGGTCTTCATGAGTACTTGAGCGGTTGGATCAGACTCAGCCATTTGCTGGCGTTGAGCTTGCTGACCTTGCTGTACTTTCTGGATTAATTGCTGGATCGCTGGCTGGATTGGCTGGAACTCAACCTGCCCGTCCATCTGTACCATCTGCGATGCAATCGCCAAGGCTTGTTCGCTGGTTTTATCCAACGGACGCTCTTCGTTAAGTTTGAATATGTCTTTGCCATCGGATGCTTGACCAACATAGTTACGCATGGTTTGCAGATAATGGAGCGTAATGTGTTGTTTCAAATGCTCAAGCAAGTGCGGTGTGAATGCTGGTCCAATAATTGGACTTGCGCCGTAATTTGGATCCATCGCAAACATCAAATGCACCTTGATGTGTGCCAAATGATCTTGATCGGGGTATGCCGCTGCGGGTCTGCCCATTGTCATCGAGACGTTCTCCAACGCTGGGTTGGCTTCTTTGATGCCGTCTGGGTTTGGCAATATGTCGTTAATGTTTGGAATCTTTAGTTGGCGCAAGATGCGTAAATGGACTTCGCGCATGTTGTACAACTGAGGTGAGCCTTGTGCTAGTTGCAAAATGGCTTGTGCTTGTGCCAAACGCTGGGTTTCAGAGAAAATATTGGGATCTGAAACGGGACGGATGTCGTTGTTAACAGCAAAGTCACGGATCTCAATCGGTTCACCCGATTCGTTGTTCATCTCTTCCAAGTACCAATGGTTGATACGAGAAAGGATTGCTAATGACTTGGCTTGTGAACGGTGTAGACGAGCGTGGATGCTGGAGAATACTTTTGCACCTTGCTCGATCAATGCTTGGGTTGTGCCGACGGGGGCGTTGGAATTAACATCACGAATCTTCTCTTCCGATGTGGTAACCACACCTTTAGCAGCATCCGTTAACCATCCAAGCAGTTGGAAGAGCACATTGGAGGGCTGATTAAACGGCAATGGCATCGCCAGTTTGCGTACATCGTCAACCCCGGGTGCTCCTTCAATTTCTAGAACCTGCGTCGGTTCAATCCTGTCGCTTTGTCCACTGATGCGTCCGCCTTTAAGCTTGAGCATCGTTTGGCTATTGTTAATATGAGCAGCGTCAAGCAAAGCACGTAAAGCACCGGTAAGAGCAGCAGAAAGCCCACCAATGAGATGTGGAAGGCCAATAGCATAAGCGCCCCTCCAAGGAATGAACTTAAACTCAACATACCAATCCAATTTTTCCAGTTTTTCATCGCCATAACACCAGTTTCTATAGAGTGCCAACACCTTGCTAGAGGAGTCATCAATTGTTAAAATATACGGGGCACGCTTACCTTCGGTTTCTGAGTCATCATCCAAGCGTAAGAAACAGGTGATCTCATACACACGACGCACACCATCCACATTCTTGGATGGCTCTTGTTTGCCTTCGATTTTGTTATTTGCTTTTTGCGATTGAGTCATTTGATCAGACTCAATGTCGCTAATGTAGGTGGTTTCAATATCACGGTAGATACCTTGATCTACTCGCTGTTGAAACACATCCTCAGTAATGTCTTGCACTTCGGTAATACGAGCCGAGGTGTAGAAGTTAGTTGTGGAGTACGGTAACAGAAGGTTGTCAATCGGAATCCACTCTGTCATTGGGCGTTTTTGTTCGTAGTCGTAACGCCACTTCAAATACTGTGAACCACCTAACGGTAACTGCGTGAGCAGTTGCTCCATCTCATCACGGTACTCTTGAACTTGCTCTGTTAACTGCCAGTTAAGGAAGTTTACTTTGCGTTCTGCTACTTCTAAACGAATACGGTCTGCCTCACCACGGATGTGGGACTTTACAATGCCTTCTGGCGGAAGTAGTTCACGAGTTGACGAAGCCGCGAAATCAACGCAACTTTCTGCCATAACTGGATGTACCACCTTACTAGCGCCATCAAACGTGGCACCGCCTGGTGCATCTTTACCGAGACCTGTTCTGCGTAATCCGTCTTCATATTGTTTATCTCGTTCTTTTCGTGATTCTCTATCGACATCAATTAAATCCAAAAATTCTACTGCCAATCCTTGCAGTGTTCCTTCGTCCATGGTTTCTGCCAAGTTCGCATAGAACTCGGGATTCTTCATGGGACCTTCGGTAGCAATGTAGTTGATGATGACAGAGCCATCATCTAACTCAATCACTTCTTCATCTAACTCGCCTTCGCCTTCTAAACCAAGAGACTCTTCTAATTCCTCAATCTCTTGCTCGGACATTTGCGTTTGCTCGATGTCTTGATCACGATCAAGCGACTCAAGCGTTGCTCCTGCCTGGATGGGTAGGGTGGGGTTTGCCATTAATTATTTTCCAGATAAATGTTTTTGAATGACTAGTTTACTCATGTCATAAAACGGTGTTGTCGAACCACCCGCATTAAACATTGGCATGGCGTTTGCTAAACCTTCAGCAGTAATGCCTTGCGGTGGTTGTGGTGGTTGGTAATTATACGCTTCTTTAATCGATCCGAGTAAGGGTTCGTTTTTGGGATGCATAACCGCACCAAAGCCTTGCCCAAATTTGTCGGTGTATTGGTTTCCAGTTTGGCCGTACATGCTAACGCCTGTGCCATTCCAAACGGTTGAGAAGGGTTTCTTTAATCGCATCGCAGTTTGCATTTTATCATACAATGCTCCGCCAAACCCGGCGGAAGTATCATCAAAGCCTTCTTGCATTAACATCTCTGCAATCATTCGAGCTTTTGGATTGTTCATGTTCATTTCATTAAATCCAAAGTCGCTACGACCTTCTTGCATCAACAACGCCGCCAAGTATTCGGGAGGCAGTTGGGGAACGCCATACTTTTCACCCGCTCTCATCGCTTTGATGAAGTCTTGCATGGTAGTTTTATCTACCCGAGACGGCAGAGTTTCCAATCGATCTTTTGCACCAAATTTGTTTTGTGGGTTGGATCGATAAAACGAAACGGGGTTGGGTGGTGTCATATCTACCAAGGGACCCACCGCTCCTAAACCGCTCACACCATCTTGCGTGGCTGCTCGTGATAATCGAGTCGTTGTGCCCGGCGAAGGCGGTTGACCACCGGCTTGCATGTGGGGGATGCCAGCAGACTCAAACATCATTTCTTGCGGTGATTTGATTGGATATGGGAGCATAGGAGGTGAAAGTTTAGATAAGACTTCTATTACTACTTATGCAAAAAGGGCAGTCTTTCCGCCCTACACCGCATAGGGGTTGTATCGTTTCTTACGCATCTCATCGTCGGCATAGTCGTAGTCTCGGTGCGGGAGGGGATCAAGCGAGATCCAACCAGAGTCCCTTAGAACCCGTAACGCTTGGGATAGGGCATCGACATAGTCATCGTGCCCACCCGACTCTGGGAACGAACAGACTTGACGGATGAACCGTTTTGCCCAGTCAGCAAACTCGCCGGGTATCTCGGGGTTCTCGGGTATGTACGCCTTACCCTTGGCGATTAGCGGTGCCACGATGTTCAAACGCTGCACCTTGTCCGCTTTGCCCGGGTTATAACCCCGCACGGGGGTGCCAGACTGCTGGAGCTCTTGGATGAGCGAGATACCTGCCGACTTATCCTCGATCAGAATGAGGTCTGCTTTCCTACCCTTGGCGAAGTCGTTGTCCGCACCGTACACCACCTCTTTGTAGTCGTTAACGACCTTCCTACGCAGCTCGGGGTAAGACATGTGGGCATCCCATGCATCCAAAAGGATGATGCAAGTGCCTTTGTCAGTATCCTCAAAGACACCCCACACCTCGCATGCGGTTGGGTCATTCACCGTCTTTTCAGAGGTGGCTGGATCATAAGACGCAATCACATACTCCAAGACGGGCGTGGGTTTCTTTGCTGGCCACATCTTAAACCACTTACGCTTGACAATACCCGCATCCTCTGGATCGAGAATTGCACCGTAGATCTCCTGTTTACCAAGGTCGGTGCCTTCGTATGTCTCAAGGGCTTTAAAGAACGATTTAGAAAGGTTGGCTCGGTTATCATACGAGCTGGCGTTCACCACATACACATCGCCACCCACCTTACCCTCGTTTAGATCAACAATCAACTCTCTGGGCTTTGGGGTGGTGGTAACAATTTGCTGGACCCGGGGTATGCGTGCATCACGCAAACGCAACGTAAACTGTGCTTGATCCCATGCGTCGTCTAGGTAATCAAACGCCGCCAACTCGTCAAACCACGCCCCATGGAACTGCTTACCACGGTAACGCTCTGGTTCGGAGCCGGGGATGCCTTGGATGATCGAGCCGTTTTTAAGGTGGATTTCAAAGAGCGACTTGTTGTAGGTGTCGATCAAAACGGGCGGGATGATGTTCATCAAACCCGAGTCACCCTCAAAGCATGTCGCGCGAATGTCGTTTGATGTCGGGGCAGTTACAAGCCACCGAGTGCCGTTGTTGAGCGCCGCACGCAGTCCAATCCAA